TCTTCATGATGTCGCTAGCCGAGGCGTGGGTGGACTTCGCGCCGGGGCGCGCAAACACCCCGAGCCGCTGTTGAATTTCGTTGCGATTGTCGCTCATGCCTTCCATCGTAGCGTCCTCCTCTGCGATTTACGCATTCACAAATCCGGGATCGGGAATCTGCCGCGTGTCGATGAGCTGCTGGCGCTTCCCGTTGTACCGCTTCAGCGCGGCGTAGTTCACGTTGCCATCCACATCCGTCCACCCGCGCTCGAGGGCGCGCGCCGCTGGCACGGGTATCAGCGCGCAGCGGCAGTTGAATCCGCACGGCGGTGCGATCCCCTGGCGGTCGAACATCTCCATCGTGCCGATGTAGCCGTCCAAACCCTGATGCGTGAGCCGCGTCCGGTTGTCCCCGGTCGCGCTGTATTCCACCAGCGGCACGAACGCCTGCACCTTCGGTTCGCGCAGGGTTTCCGCAAGCCCTTCCGTGGCCGCCCGGTTGGTGTTCGTGCGTAGCACGGTCTCAAGCCGCGCCGTGGTCAGGTGCGTTCCCGTGACCATCTGCGTGGTAGTCACGAAGTCGCCGAGGTTCATCTTGCGTATCCACTTGCCCACCACGGACTTGCCGGGTTTCTCTTCGATGACGCGGGCAATCAGCTCCTGCGTTTCTCGCGTCTGCTTGGGGTTCATGGCGGTCACAAAGAACGTGCCGTCCGTGATCCGCTTGGCCGTGGAGATTTGCCCACCCTGGGGGTTGACCGTGATGCCGCGCAGGAGCGAATCAAGCACCGGGTTACGGGCGCGCATATCGGGCAGGGCGTTGTCGCGCTCGTGGTCGGCCACCTCGCCGCCGCTGCGCTGGGCGGCCTCAATCAGCACATCCCAATCCGTGCGCGAGATCGGCACGCGGGTGCGGAACCAGTTGGCGATGGGGGCGAGGAAATCGCGGCCGAACCCCTCCAGCACAACGCCCGTTTCAAGGCGGTCAAAGGTCAGGGCCGTGTTGTCCTCGAGCATCCCCGCCACGGCCTCGTCCGGGATCTTGGCCTTGTCGATGGCCTCCCGTGCGCCGAAAAGCCACGAGGCCATTAGGAGGGCCGCCGTTGCCTCGTGGAACGTCCGCCAATGCTCCGCGCCCGTTTCCCCCAGTACCTGGGCTGCGATGCCCTTGCGGTACGCCTGCTGCGCCTCCTTGAGGACGCTGCGGAGGTGCTTGTCTAGCGCGGCGCGGTTCATGCCTTGCGCTTGCGCTTGCGGACGGCCACGACCTTGGGAGCCTGCGGGGCGGGTTCCTCACCCTCCGGGGCATCGTTGCCCATGCCAAGCATGGCTGCAATGGGGTTGTCCCCGCCGGCCGACTTGCCACCGAGGACGGGTTCGCCGTCCATCGGTTCGGCAAGGCCGAGGAGGTCGCGCACCTCGCGTTCGCTGACGCGGCCGCCGAGGGCCACGAACTTCTCCACGGCCTCCAAGCGCTCCTTGGTGTCCGGGCGCTCCGGGGCGAAGTTGAAACGGATGGCGCGGGCTTCGTCATCGGACGCGCCGAGCATCTTGGCGACCACGCGCACCAGGTCGGTGGTGATGGATTCCGCCAGCGCGTCCGCGTGGTAGCGGATGACGCGAGAGAGGGTGTCAGCGTGGAGGTCGGCAACGCCGGAGCCGAGGCCCGTGCTGCCCGCCTCGCTCGAGAGCGACTGCCCAAGGATGGCCTCCTTGAGCTTGCTGCTGCACCAATCGACCATCTCCATGAAGATTTGGGCGCGGCCCGCGTTCGCGTCCTTGATGTCGATGTCGTACATCGACTCGTTCGGGCCGATGCGCGGCAGCACCACGGAGTTGTCGTTGACGAGGTTCTGAAGAACCGTCAGCATCTCGCTCTTGGCCGCATCGTTGCCAGCGGGGTAGTAGCCCACCCGGATGCCAAGCGCGTACCGCTCCGCGTAGGCGGCGGCGTTCTGAAGGATCTCCTGCTTCAGCAGCCAAATGTACCAGCACACATCGCGTGCGCCCACGCCGCGGTAGACCTGGTCTGCGCTGTTCGGGTCGATGAAGTTCGGGGCAGTCGTGAACACGCGGTGCAGGACGATGGCGCGGCGCTCGTTTTCGTCGAACAGGTGGACGAGCGAGTCGAAGCCGAGGTCGGTCACCGACGATTCATTGATGTACGCCGCACCCACGCGCATTGCCACGTTGCCGCGCTGGTCGAATGCCAGGGTGTCAGCGGCGAACGGAATCCATTCGGCCACGCGCACGCCGAGCTTCGCGTCCTTCTCGTAGACGATGTTGGTAGCAGACACGCCATACCACACGGCCTCATGCATGGCGCGGAACAGGTCGCTGCGCCGGGGGATGGCGTTGACGATGTCGGCAATGCGGGCGGCGAGTTGCTGCGTCCGAGGGTTGTCATCATCGTCCGCGGTCACGGACCACTCAAGGCCAGCGAGGGTGACGAGGAGGGAGCGCAAGACACCTTCGATGTCCGCGTCCATCCGCATCATGGCCTGGTAGTTCACATCCAGGCGGTACGCGAGGCTGCTGTTTCGCAGCATCAGGGACGCGGTACGGAAGTACGACCGCTGCACTTCCACGGGCAGGGCAAGCGGCCCGGTGGGTCCGCGGCTCGTGGGCGCGGGCAGGGGCTTGCGCGGCCGGCGTGCGGGCGGAAGGCCAGCGCCCGGAACGGCGTTCGGCATGAGGGGATTGCTGTGTGATTCGTTCATGCGTTAGATCCGTAGGCTGCGGCCGCGTTGCTTGAGTTCTGCAAGTTTGCGCTTCGCATCTGCAATACGCGCATCGCGCTCCGCGGAGGCGGTCGCGTTTGCCGCTTGTCGTGCTTCGTCCGCAGCCTTGCGATCTTCGCGCTCCTTGGCGATGTCGGCAAGCTTGCGGTCGATCTCCGCAATGCTGCGGTCTACCGCTCTTGCACGGTCGGTGCGTTCCGGGCCTCGCGCCTTGGCTTCCTCAAGGGCGGTTTCTGCCTTGCGGACACGGGCATCGGCCTTGCGTTGTTCGGCATCGCTTGCCTTGCGTTCGCGGTCCTCGTAGTCGCGGTCGATGCCGCCGCGGGTTTCCTCAAGGTACTGCTCGGTAAACGTCTTGCCAGCGGCCTTGGCGCGTTCCTCAATGCCCTTCGCGGTCTTGTCGGTCTTGGCCGCCTTGCGACCGGACTTGGGCGCGGCCTTGCGTTCGGAGCCACCGCCACCGGGCTTGCCGCCGCAGTCGTTCCCAGGCTGAAAGCCATCCGGGCCGATGCCGCAGTTGTCGAACAGAGCGCGGCGGGCGAAGATGCCCAAGCGGTTTTCGATTTCCTCTCGCGTGGTCATGGGTGGGAGTCTACCGCGTCACCCGAACATCCTTCGCTTCGGACCACGCGATTCAAACATCCGCGTGGGCGTGGTGTTGACGGTCACCACGCCGCCTTGGCTTACCACCGTGCCGCTGGCGGCCGCGTTGCAGAGGTCCACCACAACGTCCACGGTGTCATCGTGCGACCCGGCAGGGAACGACAGCAGCTCGTCAAGCACCACGCGGAAGTCGGGCGCGGCTTGGCCGTTCGCGGCCTGGGGGAAGTAAAGGCGGCCCTGCTCAACGAAGGGCTGCGCCCCGGCGGCGCGGAGGTGCTTGTCCGCCCCGCGTTCCACGGGGATGACGGGCTGACGGCAGCCCATGCGGAATTGGTCGAACACGCCCTTCTGCGGCCCGTTGGCCTCCGCGAGAACCAGTTGGCAGCCTCGGCGCTCCACCAGTTCCTTCGCCATGCGGGCGAAGTCCGGGAAGGACTCGCGCACGCGCAGGATGTCGGTCAGGTACAGGTTGCGGTTGTAGTCCACCTCGCCCACGATGCAGACGGAGTAGTCGGGATCGTCGCGCTCCTGGCGTTTGCGGCCGTACCCCCAATCGATGGCGGCGATGGTGCGTGACCCCGTGTGGTTGCCATCGTGATAGCGCACCCATTCGGGCCGGAACACGAGGAGGTCGGAGGACAGCGGCACAAGCTCGTAGGCGCGGGCGTAGGCCATCGGCCCCATCTCGCGGCGGTTACGGTTGAGCAGTTCGGACGTAAAGACTTCGGGCCACGGGCTTTCCAAGCCCCGGCATGGCTTCCGCAGGAGCGTGCCGTTCTCCTCGCATTCGCGCCGCCATTGGGCGGTGATGTCATCCGTGTGGAACGGAGTGGCCGTGCGCCAAATGCGCGCCGGGTGCTTGGCGGACGGGTCAAGCATGGGCAGCCAAATGTTCGCCATCGCCTCCTTGACCTGTTCGCGTAGTGCGGGTTGCAGTACCGCGTTGCGGAGGTCGCAGATGTCATCGGGCCACAGGATGTCAGCGCGGCCGCCTGTGCGGCCGAAGATGCCGGATGCTTGCACGGACGGGTCGCGGCGGGCGGGTAGACCGGGCGCGGTCACGCTCCAGGCGGTCACGGTGTCCTCACCGGGCTTGAGAGCAACGTGGGGGAACACGGCCCGGTACAGGGGACTGCGGATGATGTCGCGCAGAAAGCGGCTCGTGGCGCTGGCGGCCTCGTCGTTTGACCCGATGAGCTTGAAGCGGGTAGCGGGGCGGCGGCCTAGCCACCACGCAGCGAGGTAGGTCAGGCTCGAGGTCTTGCCGTGGCCGCGGGGCAACTCCGCGTACCAGCGGTGGTGGGTGGTGGCGTGAATCAGCAGTTCGCGTTGCAGTCCGCTGATGGGCTTGCCGATGAGCAATGCGATAAAGGCCGCCGGGTTCTCCCGTGCGGCCTCCACGGCCTGGGTCGCGGTCAGGGCTTGCGCTTGGGCTTTCGGCACGGCTTGGGGGGTTCTACCGGGGCCACGCCGGCGATGGAGCGGGCCACGGCCTCAAGCGCCCCCTCCGGCATATCGGCGGTGATCTCCACGCGCTCGGTGGCGGTTCCGTCCTCAAGGCGGTAGATGCGGTCCAGTTGGACGGTGGCATCGACCCGATCACGCGACAGGGCAGCCATGACCTCCACGGCGCGCACGCGGGTGCGGGTGTCCATGTTGGGGTCGTTCATCACATCCATGAGGAACGCGGGAGCGGCCTGCGCGGCAGGGGCGGGAATGTCCCACCCGCCGTACACGGCGCGCTCAAGGCATGACAGGTGTAGGGTTTTCTCGCGCCGGGAAA